CCCCCGCTCTCCGAGCAGCGCGGCCGCCTTGCGATCCTCCGCCGCCGCGCGGTCGGTCGTGCAAGCGCACCCGGTGGCCGTCCGATCAGACTCGCGATCCGTGGCATTGACCCACAGCCGAGCCGCGATGCCCCACACGTTCGCGTCCTCGTCCCCGGCCCGTAGGCCCGCCACGGCTGCCGCTTCCTGACGGCGCGTCTCACGCTCCAGCGGGGCGCACGCCCCGAAGTACATGACAACGTCACCATCCCCCCGCCGTAGCACGTCGGCCACCGGCCGATCCCAATGCATATCTGGCTTGCGCGTCGTGGATGCCATGTCGTATCCCCTAATCGGTAGTCGGTAGGCAGGTCGCCTTCGGCGATGGTAGGCGCGTGGCATGTGTCGCGTCAAATGGTGAACGTGGGGACGGCTAGCCGGTGGACGTACAGCCGCATCTCGCCGCGTTCCCCCGGTCGGGCGAGCGCCCGGAACACCAGTAAGCACACGAGAAAGCCGGGGCGACGCGCCGTCAGTGGAAGGGGAATTTCCATCCCACCAAAATATTCTAGGTACAGCCAACTCGAACTGTATACCAAAGTAATCAGTTGTCATTTGCCTGTTTACTGGTACCATGAGTGAACGGAAGCGGTAATCTCCATCGGTGAAACAGCGTGTCTGTCCACTATGAGTGATGAAGTAACCTATTAAACGTTATCTGGTACGCGCACACGGCGACGTGAGGCGCATTTGCTGTATCTGGGAGTATCTATGAATCCACGGCATGAGCGTTTCGTTGGGTACTACGTTGAGTTGGGTGACGCTCGTGCTGCGGCTGTGGCTTCTGGGTATGTTGGGGATAACGTTGGGATTACTGGGTCTAAACTTCTGAAACGTCCAGAGGTGCGGGATGCGGTTGAGCGGCTTCAGAGGCGGGCGTTAGAGCGGGCGGAGATTACTGCTGCTCATATTGCGAGAGAGGCGTGGTCTATTGCTAGTAATGCTGAGTACGCGCCTGCGGCAAGGGTGAGTGCGCTTCAGTTGCTGGCTAAGAGGCATATTGAGTTCTCGGAGAAGTTTGAGATCAAGGGAGATATGGTTCTCCAGAATCAGGCACTCCAAGCAATCTCAATCATGTCGCCCGAGGATGTTCTGCTTCTTGCTGAGAGGGCAAGGTCGGCAGAAGATATGACGTTTACTGAGGACGACGAGTGATCCCGGATGCTGTCCTAGAAAAAACCATGACACAGTTGGCGGCGCTCCAACGGTGTAAACAGGACTTCACTTACTTCCTCAAGTGGTGCAAGATTCGGTCTGATGACCCGGAGCATCTGGGGCTTATTCGTCTTGATCCGTGGCCGTATCAGATTGAGCGGGCAGAGGCTTGGATGCGGGGTGATAGTGAGATCATCCTGAAGGAACGGCAGTTAGGGTTCTCTGCTGTTCTGGTTGCGCCGTATCTATTGTGGCGGGCGATGTTTCATCAGTGGGTATGCGGGTATCTGTCGGTGGGACAGGACGAAGCACGGGAAGAAATTACCCGTATCCGCACTATCCATGCAGAACTTCCTGACTTCCTTCGTGTAAATGGCAATATCCGGGTAGATGACGCTACCTTCGATAACGGGGGGAGAATCATTGCGTTTCCCTCCACGGAACACGCTGGTATCTCCTACACCCTCCAACTTGTAGTCATGGATGAGTTTGCGTTCCACCCCTATGGGGCGTCGAACTACACAGCGATTCAGCCTGCTGCGGCTCGTGGGCAGTTCTTAATCATGTCCACCGCCGACCCCTCACTGGGGCCGTCAGGGGCGTTCCATGATATGTACTGGTCGTCTAAGCGTGGCGATATGCCGTACACCGCTATCTTTGAAGCACGTCGTAGACCTGACCGACCACAAGAGTGGTATGTAAACGCTAAGAAGGCATATCAGGGGCACGAGGAGGAGTTTGATGCGTACTACCCAGAGACTGACCAAGCCGCATTTATCGCTCACTCCGGACTTGTCTACCCCATGTTCTCCACCTCAATCCATGTTGCTGAACCGACATTCAGTATTAACGAGGCAAGGCGCGTGGTCGCGGGGGTGGACTTCGGTGGGGGTGATCCAACCGCAATCGTCATTCTCGGGATGGATGGCAAGCAGAACGTCCACCAGTTTGCAGAGTTCTATAAGCGAGGGTCGGTAGGGGTTGAGGAGATTGGCGGGTTTATTGCGAGATACCCGGTTGATGCAGTTATGTGTGACCCATCACAGGGAACATCAATCGAAACACTTGTTCAAACGTTTCATCTGCCTGCACGGAAAGCAAATAACCGGCGCGGAGACGGAATGGGGCTGGTGTCATTCATGCTCACTAATAACCGTCTTACCATCTCACCAGAATGTGTAAACAGTATTGATGAGTTTCATGGGTTCAGGTGGGCAGAACGTACCGATATGAACGACCGTTCACGGTATTCGACTAAAACTTCAGTCGATAACCACGCCGATGCAATGGATGCCCGTCGATACGCAATGGTTGAAATGCTTGCTATGCTGATGCCACATAGCAAACTTCCCGAACACGCTCTCAGCGGTCGGCCCTTGAGCAGGCACGCAGTCTAATGGAGAACATTATGGATGAACGTCAGCCTCAAACGGGAGATCGCCGGTTTGCTTGTCAGTGCGGAGGTCGTTTTCAAGATGGGTCAATTGCTCTGGCGCACTGTATTGCAGGCCACCAAACTGTACTTGAGCGATACTCTTTGGGTAATTGGAATTATCACCCAGAGCCAATCTCGTCTTACCTTGTTGAGAGTCTGGGTAAACGACTTCCGGGTGAAAACATGGAAATGTTTGTTAACCGTATTGAACGACTGGCTGAGACTGCTGAAAAGTCTATGACTCGTGAAGATGTTCTTAGACTGGTTAACTAAATGACTCTCAATAAGAGTCCGGGTAAACGTTGTAATTCCTGCACATACCCTATTGTCTATGACATTATTCCGGGACAGCGGGCAAACAGCACAGCCGCTATGCACTGGCGTATCTGTGAACCAAATAAAAACTGGCCTGAGTTTATGCTTAAGCCCCGCGTGGAAGTCTTTTCTCCAAAAGACACCGAACAAGACACCGAACAAGACACTGTACAGACAGATTCAATTGTGGAGTACACTGCTCCTGAACCCTGCGAGTGCGGGTGGCAATTAAACAACGATAACAAAAATCCTAACAGTGCCATTCGTATGCACCTGCTGAACTCAACGGCCCACAAAACATGGTAGACCCGACTACCGCTCAGATTTCTCAACTCATTTCGCGTTCGTGGCAGCAGACTGCTGATATTCGTCTGCTAATGCGTATTCGCAGGCTGTTGATTTCTCGTGAGTCTAGTGGGACTGACGACAACTCTACGGGTACGGCTCTCCCCCCTCCGTTCAACACCACTTCTCTTGCTGTTCGAACGATGATTGATGCGCCTGCTTCTGCCGCACAGCATTACGCATCTCGAATCTCATCCAATCAGCCAGACATCGAAGTTATCCCCATTACTTCACGCTCCAATATCTCCCAGACCGTAGACCGTATGGCTGGTGAGCAAGAACGACTTGATTCCGAACTGTGGGATTCAGCCGGTGGACGCGCAGAAATGTGGCGCATTGGGTGGGCTATGTCGCTCGGTGGGGTTGGGTATTACCTCACACTCCCTCGTGATGCTGACTGGGGACTGCCTGACCGCCGTTACTACGACGACATGACTGACGACGAGGTTAAGAAGATTCCGGGGAAAACCCCTAATCCTGTTAAGTCACCGTCAGGGAAAATGGTTTATGCCGAACACGGGGACGTGTGGGCAGGCCGTCGTAAGGAAACTATGGGTAAACGCGCCACTAGCGGGCGTTCATTGTTTACCCTGCGGGCTTTTCCACGGGACATGGTTCAGTGTGAGAAAGACTCAGACGGAATCAAGTGGGCGTGTATCGTTGAAGAAGTTCCCGGCGATTCTATTGGTGTTGGTAGTCCGCTTGCGCGATCTGCGGCCAAACTTCAGAACATTGACGCTGAGAACCTCGATACGTTTGGCATCTTCCTCAATAGCAAGGGCGAGATTATTGGTGGGGTTTCCCACGGTGGCCCGTCTAATTCAGACTGGAAACGCCCTGACATTGTAAATGTCATCCGATACTTTGACCGCAAAGAGCAGATCATCATGGTCGCTCCTCGTGGGTCGGTTGAGTCGGCGTATGTTGTATATCGTGGCGAGCATGGATGCACCATTCAAGGGCAAGATGCCGTTCCGGTTGTTGAAGTTCCGTTCTTCCGCACAGACGTAGATGTTCCGCGATTCGCGTTCTCTACCCCGCTCGACAAGATTTTTGCCTACACCCCACTCATCAACCAGATTGAAACACTTCGTTCAAACGCAACTGTATTCAATCTTATTCCTCGATGGGTCTTTGAACTCAAAGACGGTTCGATTCTTCGTGGTGAAGATGGCGAACCAAAAATCATTGAGTCTGGTGCAGTGCCGGGTCTAAACCCAAACGAAGCCGCCGCATATCCCGGCACTCTTAAGCAATTGACGATTGAAACGGCAGATACCGATTCTCTGCTAAAGATTTACCTTGAGCAGTTGGCTAATGCTATGCCTGCCCCCGTAACAACGGGTGCATCTGGCACGTCTGGTGCTGCGTGGACGGCACAGACACTCATCCAACAGGCTCAGGAAACTCTACGTCAGGCTGTAGACAACCACGCTTACGGCGTAAGACAGATTCTACAGATGATGCACGGATGGTTGCGTGAACTGGATGTCCCAGTTTACTTCCACGCCGCACCTACTCATCGCCGTAACCGTCGTGATGTGCGCGGACTCATTGAGTTTGAACCAGTCAATCTCACTGACTCCCTCCGCGTGACGCAAGAACTAGACACCCCTCAAGAGCGCACCGTCAGTGTTCAGATTGGCATGACACTCTGGCAGCAGGGTGCTATTGATGACCAGACGTTCTACTCGGAATACATGAAAACGCAGGATTCTAGGCAAGCGATTATTGATCGCTATGTTCAAATGACCACTGACTATGTGGTGTATGGCAAGGTTCCCGCTAACTCGAACCCTGACATCTTCCCCAAGTCTGTTATTTCACAAGTAGCCGAAGGTGTGCGTGGGGCAGTCCACTATGAATTGCTGAACTCCAGTCCTAACTACGCGCTTGCTAATGCGCGTCAGCAGGCACAGGAAGCCCAACAGCAAGCACAACAAGCAATGGTGGCACAGCAGACTGGTGGTGGCGGGATGCCCCCACCCGCAGGCCCAATGGCACCCCCTCCCGGTCAAGCACCCGGCGCTCCACCGGAACTTCAGCCACAGGAACCGCAGACGTATCCAGTCGCTAATGCCGCTGGTATACGGCGACCGGGTATGGGTATGTCCTCAACGCTTGACCAGCAACTAGGTCAAGCAGTACCCGGTGGTCAGGCAATGGCCACCCCAGTAGGGACGCCGTAATGTCCAACGGACTAACAATTGAGATGATGGAAGAAGTTCGAACTCAGTCCATTCAGCAGGGTGTAGAGTTAGCCAAAGAACTTATCAGTGTAAACCTCGGCCCGAACCGCGAGGCATACGGCGATACCGAAATGAGTGTCGGTCAAAGAATCCAACGATTCATTGACGATGCTAAGAGTGGGGCAGTAGATATTTTGCAAGCACAAAGTCCTGCTATCTACAAAGAGTACGTTGCTCAGTTTACACGAGACATCAATGACAGCCCGCTGGTTAGAGGTACGTAATGCCAAGATATAAGAATTCTTTTACGGGAGAAGAAAGAGATTCCCCCACCATACCTCAAGGCGGGGTGTTTGGGATTGGGAATCCGTGGAAAGAGATTGACTCGTCTACTGGCGTTACAACAACTAATCAGGGTGGCGTTGGGGCTAACCGCGTTGCCGCGCCTCTTAAAGACGTTGAATTCTCTAGCGGTGGAGCGCCGCCCGGTTGGGAATTGGATGTTAATGCCACCATCAGTCTAGGTGGCCCTAAGAAAAATTCGTCTGGAACTACTAGTTCTATTTATCAAAAAATTGGCGATCCCTCACAAAAATTCGGCTTTGCTGATCCTTCAACAAACCAAGCAGTTTCTGTTACAGGCGCTCCGGGGGTTAGCCAAAGAGTAGGTGCTGATGGAACAACAATTGAGTATAAAAACTCTTATGGAATGCCCCTTTCCTCAGAACAAGTTCTAAATATTGGACTTACGGCATCGCGTGAGTCGAACGAAACCAGCAGGGCAAACGCTGAGACTAATGCTGGTGCCACACTTGGCGCGGCTAATATTAGTGCTGCTACTTCACGAGCCATTGCGACGGAAAATATTGAAGCGGCTAGATTAGCCGCTACTGCTCTTAGTGAGCGTGACGCACAAGCGGCAAAAATTGTTGCTGCCGCCAAATTAGTTAATGACACTGCTGCTATTAAAAAAATAGACAGTGATATTCAGAGAAATTCTGATGACACTGTTATTGCGGTTCGGAATTTGCAGTTTGCTGAAGATAAGAACGCTTACGCAAATAGCGTTAAAAACGTAGAACTTTCTCGTGATTCACAGAAAGACATCTTCGCACAGCAAACGTCAATTGCTAATCTAAAAACGCAGCAAGCGCAGATGTTTGCACAGCGCGATCAGGCTCAGGCTACTCTTAATCAGACCGTCAATCTTGCTAATGCAGGAGCGGAAAACGAGACTGGGCGTTTCAACACTACCCAACAGTTTAATGTTCAAAGGGCAAATGAAGAAGCCGCTCGCGCTCGCCAGCAGCAACTTCAGTCTCTTGGTACTGACATTGGTAAGTTGGCAGCAGACCCCGGCGACCGCGCTAAGTATGCGTCAACTGTTCTTGCTAACAGTGGGTGGGGCCGTGAAAACACGGCAATGGCGGGTCAGGACTTAAGAACTACTGACTCAATGGCTCCGCTAGAAGCACTACTCCGGCAGCGTGAAAGCGTGCAGGGACAAACCGCCAACCCGTATACCTACACCCCCCTAACTGCAAGTAAGGTAGGAAAGGAAACGCTTGCGCCAATTGATTTGTCAGGCGTGAAGTTGCCGTCTGAATACAATCCCACTGCGTTTGTTGCACCTGTAAGTACGCTTAAGCCGTTTGAACTACCAAGAACTTCTTCACCTTCTGGTACAGGGACGTATAACCCCTCAGCGCCTACTGTTGGGTCAACGTATAACGCGGCAACGAATACCAGCGGGCCAACAACTACGCTTTCAAGTGGGCAGGTAGTTGCTGGCGGGTGGGGTATGGCCTACGGCGGCGGTACTAGAGAAGAAGAGTTTATTGTTGGTGATAGCCGATCTGGTCGGCCCACTGGCTATGAGGAAATTATTGTAAACCCTACTCATGCTCCTATTCACGTTATTCCGAATCACAATATGTCTAACTATTTTGAAGGAACTATGAATCAGTACCGACAGATGCCTCGTTACGCCGAGGGTGCGCCAGAAGCACCGAGTGGAGATGCAATCCGTAATTACCTCAATGCAATGACGCAGGCAGGTAAGCGTGAAGAAGCACTCAAGGTTCTTGCAGATAATGGCTACAAAATGGATGAGCCGGAGGCTCCTCCTGCTGCTGAATCTCGTGTGCCAAATATTTTTGAGCGTACGGATTTGGGTCAGGGGCCGTCTGAAGCAGATCTGTATCCTGAACAGAAGCGCACGGGGTTTTCTCAGGGGCCGTCTGAAGCAGATCTGTATTCTGCTGAACTACCGAATAACATGGGTCTGGGTCAGGGGCCGGCGTCTGAAGAAGATCAACAGTACGCACGTAATCCGCGTGGCCGCGCAGAATCGCCGTTTATGCGCGATCTTGGTAGACTGCGTGGCGCAGTTAGTGGGTTATTTAGCCCCATGTCTGAAGAAGATAGGCAATCTCAACTAAAACAATATCGAAATATGCCCGGTGGATATAGCACCCCGCGTTACGAAATGGGCACACCAAGTTATGCAATGGGTACTTCGTGCCCAACGTGCGGCTCGCCAAATTTCGCTAATGGCACCATGCCTGTATACGCCGATGGCACCGATGGTGTCTTTGGTGGTCTTGGTGCCGATACTGACCGAAGCCTTGCAACTAGTTTTCTAAATGATGCAAGCAGCCGTGCGCGGGCTGGAACTCCGTGGTCACAGGGAAACCTGCCTACGTCTGTTTACGCATCAAGCCCCGGTTTTAACCCAAGTGCGGCAAAGACTCTTGCGAGTATCCGCGCTCAGGCTACAGGCCAGTCGTCGGAAGATTTCCTACGATCAGCCGATCTATATAAGCCGGGTTCAGTAAGTGAAACTTCCATTGGGCGGCGTGCCTAATGCCACTTAAAAAGGGATCGTCACGGTCTGTAGTGAGTAGCAATATTCGTACTGAGATTGCTGCTGGAAAACCGCAGAAGCAGGCCGTGGCAATTGCTTTAAACACGTCACGAAAGAAAAGGTAATGGCTAAAACTGCCGCATGGCAACGTAAAGAAGGCCAGAGTCCTACTGGTGGTCTAAACGAAAAAGGTCGTGCATCTGCTAAGGCAGAGGGCCATAATCTAAAGGCTCCCGTAAAGTCTGGTGATAACCCAAGACGGGCTTCATTTCTTGCCCGCATGGGTGGCACACCGGGGCCAGAACGTAAGCCAAACGGCGAGCCTACTCGTTTACTGCTGTCGCTTCAGGCGTGGGGCGCATCTAGTAAGAGTGATGCAAAAAGCAAAGCAAGTGCTATTTCTGCTCGCAACAAGAGCAAGTAAGGAACTGATATGGCTATGAAGAAGATGACCAAGACTGCGGCCCTGAAGAAGGTCGAGGCTTCGCCAAAGGACAAGATGGCCGACATGAAGATGGCCCGTATGATGATGCGCGGAAAGAAGTAGGTTAAACGTATGGCAGGTTTTGGGGAACCGTGGGATTGGACTACTGACCGCAATCAGCGAATGGAGTCTGAGTACCCAGAACTTGCCAATACTTCAGCAGATGATGTTCTAGGCACTGACAACTACGCAGTAAGTCAGGGCCACGCACCTACCCAGTTTTCTTCTACTGCTATGGGTCTTGGTGCCCATTCTGTTGTCTCTCAAGAGACAGAGGACAACAGTTGGTGGGGGGCAATTAAACGCGCCGGGTCATCTATCCTTGCCCTTGATACCCCTATCTCCGAGAGGTTGGGCTACAAAGTTCCAGAAGGCTCTGGCCCTGCTGATGAACTTGCCAACTTTGCATTAGAAGAATCAACTCGACCAACCAACATTGCTTTGGCACTAGGTGGTTTTTTTACAGGGGGAATTTCTACTGCGGGCGCTGCGACAAATGTTTCACTTGGTGCTGCTGCTAGGGTTGCTGCTCGTGCTGCTGCAAAAAACGTAGCAATGGGTGTTGGTGGTCGCGTTGCTGCTGCTGGCGTTGAGAAAGTCTCAGAGTACGCTCCCGAAGAAATTGGCCCGCTTGCTGGATTAGCGTCTGCTGGTGCTGGTCTTTATGCAACACGCGGACGATCTGGTCTAACAAGAACCGCTGCTGCTCTTGCTGCTGGTGGTATTGGGTATGCAAGCCCAGAACTAGCCGGTGGGATTGCCGGTGGCGTTCTTACTCACAAGGCTATCGGTGGGTTTAGTTCGTGGAAAGAAGCGGCTAACTCTATTGAGAATCGTGCCGCAACTCAGGCAGAAACTCAGGCTGCTCAGTTACTAGAGCAAGCCGAGGCGTCTAAACAACGAATGCGTGATCTTGCTGCTGCCGAACGGCGCGGTGAAACACGTATTGCTTCTGACCGGATGCCTGAAATTCCTATGGGTCAGGAGTGGGAGCAGAACGGCCTCGGTCAAGTCGCGTACAAAACTAGCGGGGATGACGTAAAGGCTTTAGCGATACAAGTCGCTAAGGATATTGGCGAGGAAATTCCCGCTGATATGGCAGCACGCGCCCGTAATGCTATTGCAAGTGGTGAACAAAATTTGCTCACCAATTCTGCCATTGAACTAAATAACTGGCGTGGAGTAATTGGCCCGGATAATAAACGCATTATCTTGCCTACTGCTCGCCGCCGTGTTAGCCCTACATTCCAAAACACACCTGAACTAAAGGCTGCTGATAAAGCGTTTAAAGAAGCAAGTATTGAGGGCGAGCGTCGGCGGGTACTTACAGAAGCCGCGCAAAAAGAAACTGGGAACAGGGCTACTTACGTCGGTGAAACTGGCGAAATTCGCCTCGGGCAAAACCTTAAAGAAGCAAGGATGATTGCAGAGGCTAACGCTGATAAAGGGCCAATCGGCAAATACCTTAAGGGCGACGATTCAGCCCTTCAAGCAGCAGCCGACTTGCGTGTTTCTAAAAGTGGGACTGCTTATGGGTACAGCGCCGAAGGCCGTGCAGCACAAGCAAGCGCAATAAAAGCAGCCAAAGAAGGATTGATTGCAGATCGTGCGGTTTACGAATCCGCCACTGGTACTTCAGCCACTCCTGTTGTAGAAGCAGCCACCACTCCTAAAATCACTGCCGCAGACCGCCGCGCTGCCCTTAGAACAGCGCCAGAAGTTAAGCCAAATGAAGAACTACTAGCCCAAGATGCCGCTCGCACCGCCGAAGCCGCCGCTGCCCCCGTTGCCGAAGCCACTGCTCCAGCCGCTCCTAAACTTAATTATCTGGAAATCCCAAAGGGCGCAGAGCCTGCTGGTCGCACCGCTGAGCCAGTACCTACTGCTAAACCGCTTTCTAAGGCTCAAAAATCTGCCTTTGCTGAATCCGAGAATATTCGTAGCGCGTTTGATACTGATCAAGTGTCAGGTCTTGATTCGCTTCAAGAAATTCCTGAAGGCGCAATTGGCAAAGACGGTTACGGCGGGTTCTGGCGTTTTAAAAATGGCAAAGCGCAAAGGTTTAAAGAAACCACTAATCAGTTTTCTTCAACAGTAAAAAGAGAACATTCCGATACGGTAAAGTGGAGTAAGTATTCTCCCGACGATGCTATTCAGAATGCTCCTGCTGTAGAACCGCATATTGCTCGCGCGGAAACGCCTGTTGATTGGATTCCGCAACTACGATCCACTGGCGGAGAAATTAACGCTGACGGTACTGTCACTGTTTACCATACGACTACCCGAAAAAACGCAGAAAAGATTATCAAGGATGGGGTGTTGCGGGGAGCGCGGAAAGATGATGGCGTGTGGGTTAGCACCAGCCCGGATGCCGCGCGAGACTACGCCCCGTGGGGCAAAGACGGCGTTACAATTCAGATGAACATTAAAGCATCTGACCTTACCCCTGATCTTAATCGTTTTAACAGCATGAACCAGATTCCGTATCAGAACCGCCTTGATATGTTTGCTAAGACAAAGAATGGTTCATATAAACCAGCTAGCATTGGCGATATTCGTGAAATCGATGTTGCCCCTGCTGCCGCTCAACAGGTTGATACCCCTGTTACCCCTGCTGCTGGTGGTGGCGAAGTGCCACCTGTTCCCCCTCGTGGGACTGCTACTGGTGGCGCATCTGGATTTGAAGGAAAGCCTCAGTCAAGCAGAGACATTCCAACATGGTCTGATAACGCGGCTCATAATAAACTTACTGCTAAAACTATCCCAATTATTGACCAATATCAGGCAGCAGCAGCAGAAACTACTGAATCTGTAGCAACCCAAAATAAAAAACTTCAGGATGTTGCCAATAGGCAGGCAGAAAAAGTTCGTATTGCTGCGCTTGATGAAGGTAAAACAAAACTTGAAGCCAATTTACTTTGGCTAGAAGAATGGAACAAGGCTAATTCTGGGGAACGAATTAAGCCTGAATTTGATTTACCTTTAGGACTTTCTGACCGTGAGGCTGACAGAATTAAAGAATCATTTGTTAACGCAATGCGGGCTACCCCAGACAATTTGTTTATTGTTTACAGAGTTAAGGAAGCAACTCCGGCATTAGCCGCAATAACAGGTAAAGGCCCGCTCGCTTATAAGAGCCAATACGACGCACTTTTATTCTGGATAAATGCAATGTCTCCGGAAGAAGAACTTGCATATCTAAAAAATCAATTTAAAAACAAAAAGGGTGGGTTTAATCCCAAGAATGCCCAACTTCTAAAAGATAAGGCTACACTTCTAGATTCCGAACTAGGATTTGCCGCAGACGATATTGCTGACGGTGTACCCGCTGGCAGTGCTGGCAGGGTTGCCGCTGATGAGGCTGCTGCACCAAGACAAACTGGTGAACCAACTGCTAGACCAGTCGATGAGCCAACTGCTGGGACAGTGGATGAATCGATTAATCGACCAGTCGATGAACTAACAGGTGAGCCTGTTGTTGAGCCGACCGTTGCTCCCGATGACGGAGCAGGGGCTACTGCTGATAGTGCTGAGGTTCCCGGTACCACTGGTGGTGGTGGCAAGGGTCGCGGTAAGGGTGCCGGTAAGGGCGGCGGTAAGGATGGCGGAGCATCTTCAACAGGGGATGATATTGAAGGTGTCCCCGAAGCAAATGATTACGGGAAAAGTTTCAGGAAAAGCGTACAGGAAATTAAAGAAGCAAAAGGTGTAAACACATTCTGGAACATCCTTACAGATGTACTAGCCGCACCTCGTTCACTAAAAGCATCATTTGACCTTTCTGCCGCAGGTAGACAGGCCGCTACATATGGATACTCGCATCCCGGTCAGGCTTTAAAAGCATTTAAAGCGCAACTAAAAGCATATGGCTCTGAGGCTGGATACCAAGAATCAGTTGAAAGACTGGCTAATAAGCCGTGGGCAGGTATTCGGGATGAGGTAGTTGCTAATTCATTAGTAGACCAGCCGCTATTAAACGGTGAAAGAACCTTTATTAGCAAAGGCCTAAACAAGGTTCCGGGATTCCGGGCATCTGAACGCGCTTACGCAACTTACTTAAATGAACTGCGGGACAGTGCGTTTGAAATGATGTGGCGTAATTCTGGTCTTTCGCTAGAAGAACTTACCTCTGTAACAAATGTGCCAAAGGTAAAGGCGTGGGGCGATCTTATTAATGCCTCCACTGGGCATGGTGATATTGGTGCCCTGTTTAACGCTAAAGTTGCAGGCAACCCAATCCTATGGGCACCTAACTTCCTATACTCCCGCGTGAAGTTGCCGTGGATTGCGCTAACTCAATGGCACAAAAATCCAGAAGTAGCACTTGAAGCAGCAAAACAACTAGGAATATTTGTTGGCGTAAACAGCGCATTGCTTGCAGGTGTTAATGCTAGTGGGGCGGCTTCAGTGGAACTTGATCCACGGTCATCTGACTTTGGGCAAATGAGAATTGGCAACAGCCGTATTGACCCGTGGGCTGGATACAGGCCGATTGCTAACTTGATTGCGCGTTTACAAAGTGGTCAAACAAAGTCCACTACAACTGGCGACATCTCTGACCCAACCAATTTGAAGATTGTTCAGGACTTCCTGCGCAATAAGATGGAGCCGCTGTCTGGTGAAATCTTGAACCAGATACTTGGCAGTAACAGTATTGGTGAGCCAACTGCGGCTGATACCAATATGGCTATCCGCCTAGTAGCCCCGTTGTTCCTTGAAAGCATGGTTCGGGCAATCAATGTTGGTGGCCCATCTGTAACGCCATCAGAGAATTTCTCTGACCAGATTGCGTCGTTTGGTAGGAACGTAGCCAGTCCGGGCGGTCTAAAGGCAGCAGCACTGACTTTGCCGGGGGTTCTTGGAGTCGGTACTGCTACCTATGAGCCTCTTATCAAGAAGATGGACAGGGCCACTCTTGATAAGATGAGTCCTCAAGAGCGGAACAATTTCCTAGTTGGAGAACAACGCGGCTTGGCTAACTTGACTCCTGCTGAACAACAGAAGGTTATTCCGGCACTGGCGTTTAGACGAATGTATGAAACTATGCCGTCTGCTACCCAAGAACTATCTAATTATGGAAGTTTCTCTGGATTTAAACGAGATAAGATTAGAGAATATGCTGAATACTACATAGGTATTGGGATGAGTAAGGCAAACTCCGTACTAAGAGCAGAGCAGCAATTCCAAAATTCTGGGTACCAACAAATCTATCAGAAGCACGTCAATTACTTGAAGTATCAATGGAGTGAGGCGCACCCCGGCACATTGGCTGAGGAGATTGAGGAAACTTATACAATCAATCCGCGCGATAGGACGTTTAGACCTAACGCTATGCAGAAGGCTATGGCCGAACCTTACCTTGAGAAGCGGTAGACTTTAATATCTACTCGCTGTAAGGTGCTCTAGCAGGTTCATCCCCCTGCGCCTCCAAGAAGCCCGCCCCTACGGATTACCGGAAGGCGGGCTTCTTGATGTTGACACGTCTTATAGTGTGTAATAGCCTGTCTATGTCTAAAGCATCCACCGTTTATGGTGGTGAATAGGAGATAGGTTGATGGTATCTGACGCCTCGGATCAGATTACATCTCCGTTTACATCGGATGAGAACCCTTTTATTCAGGAGCAGTCTCAGACTGTGAACCCGAGTGAATACAGTTTTCTGCCCGATAACGGAATGAATTCTGTGCCCGCGTACGTCCCGGACGAAATTGTAAATCCTTTTAGTCCGACGTTTGATCTCACTACCGACGATGGAATCCGCAATGCTGCGAATTCAAACCCAAATCTCAAGGGCTACTTAGAACGCATGAGGCTGGATGGCGTCAATCAAGGGCGTCAGGCTTATGCCAAAGAGTTGACCCGTGAGCAGGGTTCGGATCAGCGAGTGGAAATGCTGACTCAGGCTCTATTCGACCGTTACGGTATCGAAGTAGATGAAGATGATGCAAATTTCGTAAAGTCGATTACCAAATCAAACGCAGAATACAATCGCATTGAACAGAGTAAGAAGTATCTAGACGCAGCGGCTGATTTCTTTCAGTTGCCTGATCAAGACCGAGAGACTCTCAATGCTCACGTAAGCCGTATTGAGCATGACCCTGACCAGATGCAGGCACTCGCAGCAGAAATGATGCGGTCTGTTTATGAAAAGGGATCATCCGATACGTTTACTGGCCTTACCCCTGAAATGCTTCAGAACCACCCCGCTATGTCGCAGTCAGTTGCCAATGAAGCACGACGGCAGATCATCGCAGAGGATAACGCTCAACGTGTTGAGTCAGGTATCCGACGTGGCGCTCCGTCTATTCCAAGTGGCGGTGTCTCGGCCAGCGGAATTAATGCACTAGAAATTGCCCAGATGGAACCTGCCACGAGAGATCGATTCTTTGACGCTCTTACTGAGAGTCAACAGGATGAGGTCATGACAGCGATGTATGTCGCTCAAAAGCGTGGGCAGTGATGGGTTTATCCTAAAGGAATAAACGTTCATGGCTGTTACTACTACTACTGTAGGCAGCGCGATCCCCCAACTGTGGTCGCGCCGACTTCAGATTGCACTTCGTAAACTGATGGTTTATGCAGACTGCTGCAACACCAACTACGAAGGTGAACTCAAGGAGGTTGGCGATAGCGTTCGCATCCAGACGGTTGCTGACGTTGCGCTTTCTGCCTACACCCGTAACACGGCGATTAGTTCCACGACGCTGACGACGACCGACCTTGTTCTAACTGTTGATCAGGGGCGTGCGTTCAACTTCAAGTGGGACGATGTTGATAACGCTCAGGCGATTCAGGGCATCATGGCCGAGGCTATGTCTCGTGCTGCGTATCTGCTCAAGGATGAGGCTGACCAGTACATCGCTGCTCTAATGGCGGCTGGTGTTTCAACGACAACTCCTGACAACACCCTTCCCGCTGCTACCTCAGTGGGTACTGGTGCTGGCGACGACGACCCGTTTGCAATTCTGGTCAACCTTGCCGTTCTTCTTGATCAGGCAAACGTTCCTGACAATGGCCGTTGGGCCATCATCCCGCCGTGGTATGCCGGTGAACTTCTGAAAGACCCGCGACGTTCTTCGTTCGGTACTTCTCAGAACCTTCGCGCTTACGCGGATGGGTTCATGGGTACGGATCAGGTGTCGGGCCTTCGTTGCTACCGTTCAAACAACGTTCCGAACACTAACGGTGCCTACACCGTCATTGCTGGTTACGACGACGCTGTGACGTTTGCTAACCAGATTACAAAGTTTGATACCCGAGAAGCGCCCGATGGGTTCTTCAACTACAACATGGGGCTGATGGTCTACGGCGGCAAGGTTACTCGTGCATACGGTCTTGCTTCTGTTGTGGCTACTCAGGCTTCGTAGTTTTACGGAAAGGATAAATTACAATGGCTGATGTTGCAGTTAGCGTTACTTCTCTTACTGCCAATGCCCTTTCTACGGCACTGGACACAGCAACCTATTCGGTAGCAACCGGCAACTATGCTGTGGTTGATGCTCAGGGCGAGACTCGTGGCCTTGTTATTACCTTTGACGGTGATGCGGCTTCGACTGTCACTCTGATTTCTGGTGACGAGCCGCCGTCCGAGAACTCCGGCAAGGGCAACAGTGCTGCTCTAACCATTGCCAACGGCAAGCAGTATGTGCTTGAACTTGAGGCTGGTCGGTGGGTGCAGGATAACGGCACCGTTCGTATTCTTGTTGGCGGTACTGGCCCCGTAAACGTCTTTGCGTTCGCAGCGGCACCGGGAAACTAGCAACTTATGAGTGAAAATCAGTTGGGCCTGAGTATCCGTGGCATCGGCAACGGATACGTAAACCCTGCAAACGATGGGTATTCGGAGTGGCGCAGGATTTCCCGCGATACTGCGGCCCTTCCGCAGACTACGGCAGAAGCCCTGTTCACTATTACTGGTGGGCGTGTGCTGCTGGCAAACATCGTTGGGGAAGTCACTACTGTTATTCAGGCGCAGGCTGATAACACAAAGTTAGTGTTTAACCCGACTGAGACTGGTGCGTCTACGGACATTTGCGCTGTGCTTAATATCACAGCAAAGGCCGTTGGCACGCTACTCTCTATTACCGGGACTGTTGCTACTGCGCTTCAGTCTGGTTTGTGGCTTACAACCACAATGGCAACCCCGCTGATTCTGTCAGAGGGAACCATTGATCTGGATTGTGCAGCCAGCAACACTGGCAGCGTTAAGTGGGATATCTATTATCTTCCACTTGATGATGGCGCTACTGTAGCGTAAACTCTGGGGAGTCAGGTGAGTTAAACGCTCATCTGACTCCCTAAGTTATAAGACGACCAAGCGGGTAAACGCCCGCCCTAAAAGGAGGTCGCAATGGCGACAACGACTGTATTTTCTATTGCACAGAGCAATGTTTCCGTAATCTCGGGCATTGCGACTACTGATATTAATGAAACGGCCACTCTCGCCATTCCTTGTGGCGGTCGCAGTGTTGTCCGTATTGGCGTTCCCACCATCGATTCCAGCACCCTGACGTTTACGGTTGTTCCGTATCCCGGTGCTACTTCTAGAATTCTAAAAGACACATCTGGTAACACCGTTACCGTATCCGCCTCTGTTGGTGGGTTTTCTGTAGTCATTCCAGAACTGTCCGGCGCATACACATTCACCATTGTTACTGCGGCCCAGACTTCTGGCGCTGTGCAGTTTCAAGTGCAGTGTGTAGGACAGCACCCATCTCCCGCCTCTGCTAACGAAATGACCATTGAGGGCGGCTCAATATCGCTGAGTGCTGGCACCGCCCTTATCGGCAAGGTGTCTGCAAGCGGCGAAACTTCAACTATTTACAATGGCACTACCGCTATCACCCCTGTATTTGCCTCTATCAGTGGCGCAACTTCGGGTAACAACACGCTAGTCGGTGCTACTGCCGCTAAAAAGATTCGTGTGTTTGCACTATCTGTTGTGGCAATTACTTCTGTCGGGGTTAAGTTTCAGTCAGGCGCAAGCGGCACAGACCTTACAGGCCTAATGACGTTTGGTGCAAACGGCGGATATGTCCTGTCTTACAACCCGATTGGGTGGTTTGAGGCGGGAACAAATACGCTTCTAAACATGAATCTAAACTCAGCAGTACAGGTTTCTGGTCACATTACCTACGGATTGGTGTAACCATGTTTGGTGTTTCATTCTTTGGTACTGGCGTTTTTGATGTCACTCCTAGCACTGGCACCAACTGGTATCGTCTACTGTTTGGTGTTGGCTAATGCCCGTTACTGTCGCTGAAATCTATAACCGGGCTGCTCGTAAGAAGGGCGGTCGTACTGGCACCATTGCCTCTGGCAATGCCACTACTGCTGCCCTAACAGGGCTAATCGGAACGACTGGCGACAACTCGTTTTATGCTGGCGATAGATTGTTTTTTTTGGATGCAGGAACATCTACCGACCGAGAGCGATTAATTACTGGTTGGGCTGACTCTACTGGTGTGGCTACATTCCTCACCAGAACAGACATCACTCCTACTAATGAGTCATACATTGTTGAGGCTCGGGAGGATTACACCCTCGCTGAGTACGACTCGGCCTTTGTTAAGGCGCTCAGGGACACTAAGCGAACTTACCGATACGTCATTCCTGCCACTCCTGTACTTCGGTATCAGGTGTTAAACGCTCTAGACTGGCTTCAAGGTGACGGTCAGGTCGATGCTGTATTCAGATCTGACTCTCCGCTTATGCTTCACAACGAGGACTTCTCGCTGTGGCAGAACGGGGCATCGTCTACTCCTGACTCGTACACACTTACTGGTTCAGGTGCCACAGTAGTACGAGTTTCAGGTGGTATCAGAAGCCTGTACGCAGCAAGAATTACAGCAGGCGCGGCAGCGGCCACAATGTATCAGGACATTCCTGAAAGCCTGACTCAATGGCTGACAAGGCGAACATTCCCCGTGTTTACGCCAATGCGAGCCGGGGTGTGGCTAAAGACATCGCAGGCTACTGCTGCTCGTATCTTTATCTATGACGGTACAACTACTACCTACTCAAACTATGCCAGTGGCAGTGGGTATCCAGAGTTCCTGTCTCTATCCCTTACCCCTAATGCAACTATGTCTACCTTTAGGTGGGGCGTAGAGTTGGCTGGTACTAAGACGGCTGATGTGTCATGGGCCGGGTTGATGCAAAACACCGTGACTATGGATGACGCTTACCAGATTAAAGATGCTGGCTCCCAGTTCTACGGCGAGTATCAAGTCAATGACGTGGTGAGAAACATCGGTGGTCAACCGATGATTGAGTTCCAGAATTACCCTGCAACGTGGGGACAAATTATTGTTTACTCACGTCGTCCGTATCCTGCTATTGACCCTGCCGTCGATGGTTACACGTCAACAGTAGACAGCCAATATGCAGAAATTTTGGAAGCAGGGTTGCTTAAATGGATGCTTGAATCTATTAAGCCAAATCAAGACAGAACACGGTTGGATGGTATTCTTGCCAACTCAACTAGCATCTGGAACCGCAGGGCAACCAACACGCTGGACTTGCCAGTACCTCGCCCGCCCGCACAAATGAGAGTAGTAGGAGCGTAAACGATGGCTTATACATGGCAAGCCGAAGATTCTATTGAGCCTATTTCCTCGTCTACTATCGAGGCAATTGCCAACATTGGAACCTACAGCGTAGCAACCGGCTGTACGGTTTCTTATGGTGTGGGCACTATGATCTGCACCGTTGCCGCAGGCAATGTTCTTTTCAGTAGTGTTCTTCAGACCGTTGCAGGCAATACCGTAACGCTAGTGGCTGACGCATCAAACCCACGGTGGACGTGGATTGCTATCAACTCTAGTGGTGTTGCTGTAATGGTTGCCGGTACTGCTGCGGCCAGTCC